GGAGAGGCTTGGGGGATTAAGCCCAGTTGCCAGGGATCAAGCCGGTTCCGGTGATTACCGAGAAAGCGGCTGGATACTTGCCAGCGGTGAAGGCGGAGAAACCGAACAAGACTGTCCGGATTGCGACGTTGCCGTCTGGTTGTTCAAAGCGAACATACAACGGTGCGCCGTTGTTTTCTTCCCAGATGTAGCTCTCACGGAAGTCTCCGACGATGACTGCTGTTTCGTTTGTGCCTGAACCCAAGTTTGTTGGGATGTTTGCATCGGCAACGACAGGGATGCCGAGGATCTGCAAGCCACTCATGTCGTAGCCAGGACGATCAAATGTGCCTGGTGCGTTGAATGGGTTACCAGCGGTTGAGTTGAACATTGGACGGTTGGTGGTGTCCAAGGCGCGCAACCAGCATCCGATCAACGCAGGATGAGCAACGATGTGTGTTGCTGACCCATAGAAGTTGGTCGAAATGTCCTGAATAGCCGAAACTAATTTTGGAAAAAATTCAGGCCATGTGGCGGTTGAGTCGGTATAAGTTGTGGCGTTGACGCCGGTGGTGTTCAAGATGCCGAGGTGCTGACCGCTTGATCCTGAGCCGTTAATTGCGAGTGCGTCCAGCTTTGTGTTGTAGCTGCGGATGCCGTCACCGATGAGCTGGTCTTCAACGCCTGTACCGCGCATTACAGCTTGCTTTGACAAGTCCCACATCGATGCAACGGTGTTCACGTTGACGGTGAGGAGTGTGTCATCTGGTGTTGATGCGGTTGGTGCGGTGTTCTGTGAGGCCTGAACGTAGCTGGTGACACCTGTGGTGAGGCGACCAATATTCACGGTCATACCTTGGCTAGGTAGTGGGCGAGCTGCTGAAATGTCCAAAACTGGTCGGCCAGCGCGACGCAAGGTTGCGAACTGATCGACAAGGTATTGGGGGACTACGAGGCCAGCGAAGTTGGTGGTATCTGAACCACGCTTCTCGATGCGGACTTCGTTCTGGTAGCGAGCAATGCGCTCACGGGCATCGTATGAGCCACCGAATTCGGCGGCCATAGCGTCGGCGAGGAAGTTTGATTCGCCGCGAGCGTGGTATGTGGGCTCCTCGGAAATAACTTTTGCTCCACCTACTGCGCGAGTTTGTGGTGTTGCGTCGATCTTGGCTGCGATTTCTGCGTTGGCAGAATTGCGGATTTCAATTTCGGCGATCTGGGTGATGCGCTCATCAAGTTTTTCGACTTCTAATTTGAGTGCTTGGATGTTTGCGAGTTCGATTTCCGAGATGTCTCGGTCTTCGGTTGCTGCGCGAGTAAGGGTTGCATCGATGAGGTCGGTCTTAGATGACCGGTTCTCCTGCAATTTTGAAAGAAAGGCGTTAGCCATAATGGGTTGCTCCTAATGAAGAAAAGACGATTTTTATTGGGGTTTTCGTCCAGGTGTCTTCAACTTCGGAGCAGGTGTCCCCTATGGGAGGTGTGTCTTCCGGTCGTCGAGAGGTGTGGTCTCGGTGGTGATTTTAACGCGCCGCGCGCAAGTCCGCAAGGATCTTTTCTACTTCTTCGCGTCGAGAAAACTTTACTTCGTGGGTGTAACGCAAAGATGGTGGATGCACGTTCACGCCGAGATTTTTGTAGGCGGCGATCACTTGCGGATCGTTTTCGTAGGCATCGGTGACGTCGTAGCTTTGAAGGAGGCTTTTCATTGCTGCGGTTTTTGCGCCTTGTGATCCGACGAGTAGAAGTTCTTCATAATCAAGTCCGATGTCGTCCAGCTGCGCGTCTGTTTCTGCGCGGCGACTCAACGACCGTCCAGAAAGAACGATGACATCCTGGTTCTTGGCGTTGATTTCTTGGATCGTGCCGGCGATCGGGTTGCCATTCGCGTCGAGGATTGTTCCGTCGATGTCGGTGACGACAATCGGGGGGAGTGCTGCACGGTCGACTACTGGTTGAGAGTTGTAGAGAGCTGCGACTTGTTTGTCGGCTTGTGCCTGAGTGCGGTGGCATCCTTCGATCTGGCCGTCGTCGTTAGCGACGACAGCGAAGCCGAGACAATTTGGGTTATCGGACTCCACGTGCCAGGGCATTAGCGCGCCAGGTCTTTGAGTAGTAGTTCTACGGCGTCACGGTTTGGGGTGGTTGATTGTTCGCGCATACCGCTCACGGCTGCCATGTCTCCGTATGCGCCGAACGTAACGAGGGATACTTCGGCAAGGTGGGCTTTGATGCGCTCAATCACACCGGACTTCATACGATTGTCCTTCAGGCTCAAAAAACCGATTGAGAGTTGATCTAGCGCGCCGTCGCGCACAAGCTCCAACACAGAATCTCCACGATCTGTCTTTGACACATAAAACTCGGAGTACAGGCCGTTTGCGTCTTCGCGCAATAGGGTCGCGCGTCCGATTGGGAGTGCTTGGTGATCGTGACCGACAAGCAACTTGACGCGATGTGCTGCACGAGTGACAGCTTGGAACGCGCCTGGACGAAATACTTCGGTGAGTTGCGAGTTGATCTTTTGTTCTTTGTTGTAGGGGACTGCTAGTCCGACGATGGTGCGTCCGTCGCCAGCAGCGCGGATCTCAAGGTCTGACTCAAATTGTCGGGTCTCGGTCATGGTGTTCTCCTAATCGACTTCAAGAATGCCGGCGTCTAACTCGGCATCGTCTAGGGGTTGTAGGTCTTCTATTTTGCGTACTTCGTCCAATGTGAGAAAGCCGCTGTCTAGACCGATTTTGTGTGCCTGGTATCGGGTGAGTGTGTCGGTGCGTAAAAGTGCGTCGACGTTGAATTTTGCGACTTGTCCGCGTGGGAGTAGATCTGAGAATGCTTGTTCGAAACGGATAAGCCAAGGGGCTAAAGAGAAGCGGAGTAGCTGTTGCATTTCGCTTTCGACGTTGCTGTAGATGCGTGACGAGTGATGTACGCCAAGATAATACGATGGTAGTCCTAACATATTTGCGATTTCTGTGAGGTCAAATGTGCGTGATTCAACGAGTTGTGCATCGTTGGCGTTGTCGCTGATTGGTTCGAATTTTGTTGACTCGTTGAGGACTGCTGGTTCGCGTCCGCGTCCGCCGTAATGTTGCATCCATTGTTGTTTGAGTAGGAGTGCTTCGTTGGCGTCGAGGTCTGGGTTGGTTGAATACAAGATGCCGGATGGTTGACCGCCACCAGAGAAGTAGCGTGACGCATATTCGTTGAGTGCGATGGCGGTTCCGATGCCTTGCCTTTGCGCGTTCAGTAGCCCGACGCCGAAGTGTGCGCCAGCTAGTGAGAAACCTTTAACGTGCATCACTTCGGATTGGTCAAAAGTTTCGCCGTCGATCTGCCATATTTTTCGTCCCGACTCAAATTTGAGATTGACGCGCTCTGGTGCTACCGGATAGATCGTGTCCGGATACCCAGATGAGTTCGGTGCGCCGAGTAACGCAATGAAGTTTCCGTGCAAAATACATGACGCGATTGCTGCGCTCAATGTTTCAATGCGTGTCTCTGGTGGGTTAGGTCGAGACAATAGTGGAGGGGTGTCTATCTGCACATCGTTTTTGAATGCTTGCAACGGGAGGCCTGCGATTGCGTTGGCGATCAAGTTCACTCCACGCCAAACACCAGGCACAGATAGGGCGGTGACTTGATCGACGATCACGCCGGCGTCTGATGAGTTACCGAAACGACTGATGCGTCCGTAACTATCGACACTCGCTCCCGATGGAGAGATATACGTTTGTCTAGTGAGAAGTTTGGCGAGCATTAGAACTTCTTTCGATGGAGATGCCGATTGCGATGGTTAATGCTCCGAACACTCCAATCCCAAGGGGAAGGAATACTAGACCAAAGGCCACACTCAAAAGAATACATCCGAACACTTGTACGGTGGTAGCGATTTTTCCTAAAATATTTGGCTCCTTGCAGTAGTTTTTTCTTGACGTTGTGTGGCGTGATGCCAGGCGAGAGTCGCCGCGAATAGTGGGGTGATGTCGACAGCTGGAGAGTTGCGTGACCAGAGCCATGATTGGCCGATCATTCTTTTCACAACACCGGCGACAGCCGCATCGAGTTTGTCGTGGGGTCGTATCTGGCATGAGCCGTCAAGGATGTGGTCGTAGAAGAGCCCTACAGCCGAGGTGACGTCTTTTGTGCCGTATCGGATCACTTTGAGTCCGAGAGCCTCTAGGGGCTCCATAAGGCTTCCTGCTGGTGCGTATCCGTCGACGACTATTTCGGCGCGGTATTTGCGCGCTAGTTCTTTTGCGCGTGCTGGTATCCATGAGACGCCTTCGCGCGCGTCGACGATCTCGATGTTGCCGGCTTTGTCACATACTGCGATTGCGCCAGCTGAGCGATCTAGTGCTACGTCGACGGCGAAGGAAAGGTCGCCGGTGGGCATTGTGTTCGGGTT